GGAATTGTATATTGCTGATTATGTGTGTCGTGTGTAATCTCTAGATTTATACCGGGTGACATAGTTGCCAATTGAAATGGTTCAAGTAGTTGTGGTATTTGAGTCTGACATACAATCCCACCTAACATATTCATAGAGGCCGCATTCTTTGCAGCATCCTTTGCCACCGTATCTTGTTTATTAATTGTATCAACTATTTTCCGGGTATATTCAGGTGTAATTATTGTATTAGAAGAACTCATTTCTGCAACTACTATTCCTGGGATTCCTAGTTTATCACCTTCTAGAATACTTAATCCGGCAATGGCGTGCATAGTAAAAGCATCTGCAATTTTATTAATTGCAAGCTGTGAATGATTAATTTTTTCAATCATAATAGAATCGATATCAGCATATTTTGCATCTTCTATTACTAAGAAATTATATATATCTTTCAATATATTTAATCCTGTTATGAATTGGGAATAACTAGATGATTCTAGAATATCTAGATGTAATTTAACTGCAATTATATGTTGTCCAATGATATGCAAACATTCTAATATTTCGTTATTGGTCATAAAATCACACGAAAGTATTAAATTACTTTGCTTAACTAGAGCTAATTGATATAATTTATTACTAAATGTAGTACCATATTTAAAATAAGGTGTATTATTTGAAGGTGATAAAACCAGATAATTAGAAATATACTCCTGCAATTCCGCTAGTGTAAAAATACTATAAATTGGTATATTATGTAGAGTCTCCAATCCTCCACGATTACATATACAAATTATAGCTGCCATCTGACTAGTTGCCACGTGGCTAGAGATATTATCTAGGGTTTGAATAATAGATGAACCACTAGTAATAACGTCTTCAATGAGAATATACCGGTCGCTAGGTTCTATAATACCTTCTATTAGTTTCTTGGTACCATGGTCTTTTGCCTTATCCCGAATCATTAATAATGGTATCTTTTTCTCAGATGCTAGATGGAATCCTAGTGGCAACCCACCTAATGGAATAGGTATTAGCTTACTATTGGAAAGTGATAATATATCTAGTAGTTGTGGATATTCTAGATAAAGTAACTTTGTTAAATAAGGGAAAAATTGCGGATAGTTAATTAGTTGTCTCATATCCATATATATATTGGACTGTGTTCCATTCTTAAGTGTGAATGAACCTGTTTTAATCATTCCTAGATGAATTAATTTACTGAATATAACATTCTTTAAGGATCGAATATATTTGGATTGTTCCATATTTATGTATTTGATATCTATGTGCTAGATATATATTTATGTATATTTGTGCTATTACTATCTAGCGGATGTTTATATTTGCAATCAAAAAAAAAATAAAAAATTAATTCGTTAATATAAAAAAATAATATTATAAGATTATTATTAAGTGTTATTTATATTTAGTATTTTATAGTTCATCGCCGGAATGTCTAGTCTTATTATCAACTCGCATAAGTTTAGTTTTGTGGCAAATCGCCTAAGGCAATTTTTCCTTTCAAAGAAGTATGTGGAGGTGCATACTCAGAATCGGCTTAGTATTCTAGCAGCTTGTGAGGATCCCAGCACCATCAGTATTTATAACTATGCTGCATCACACTGGCCACTGCCGCAGACGGGTCAGATGTGGCTAGAGTATGAGTTGCTCAAGGATCCAAAGCCACCTGGATATTTCTGTGTTAGCACTTCATATCGTAATGAACCAGAACCAATTCCTGGACGCCATGAAATTATTTTCCCGATGTTTGAATTTGAGCTGAAGGGTGATTTTGGTGAAATGCAAAAGATGGAAAATGATTTGCTTTCTTTTCTTGGTTATACTGCGAATGAATCCGGTAAATATCCAGAAGCTAATTATGAAGATGTTGCTAAGAAACTGAATGTTTCCGAAATTACTAGCAAGGAGGAAATGTCATTATATAAGGATGGTAAGATGCCGGTATTCTTTCTAAAGAATTTTCCGGAATATACTTCTCCCTTCTGGAATATGAAGCGTCATGATAATGATAAAACCAAGGCTAAAAAGGTTGATATTATTTTATCTGGAATGGAAACAATTGGAAGTGCTGAACGTAGCTGTGATAAGGATGGTATGCGGCATCGGTTTAATACCATTTCTGGTGGTAAGTATGCAAAGCTTCTATACAATCAATTTGGACGTGAGCGGGTAGATCGTGAAATGGATGAATTTCTTTCTCATAATTTCATCACTCGCAGTGGTGGTGGAATTGGTATGACGCGTCTGATTCGTAGTATGGAGTTAGAAGGATTGATTCCAAAAGATGTAGTTGAAGCCCGTCTGTGAGTTATGCAAATATCAACGCCAATGCCAGTGCCAGATGAAGATTCATGAATATAAATATTTTGTCTAATGTAATTGTCTAATGTAATTATCTGATGTAATTATCTGATGTAATTATCGTGGTGTTTTGGTTTTTTTATAATTTTATGCTATTCTTTAGCTGGTTGTCTAATCTACCTATTATGTGCAATAGATTCTAGAAATTCTATGATAATGTAAATTGTAAATTGTATCTTTTATTTATAGTTTGGAATTTGGTGTAAAATTAGTTAATATAGATGTACCGTATAGATACAGCATTCGTCCAATTTGCGCACTATACGCGCCTGCTTTTAAATATTCCTTAACATCATCGGCATTTTCAATTCCCCCACATCCAATTATTTTAATATCAATACTAGATTTAGATTTAAATATTTGATTAAATTGATATACATTAGATATACTAATTAATTTATTAACAGTTCCTGATATGCCACCAGTTTTTGCAGATAATTTTGGTAGGCCAGTTTTATTATCGATAACCATACCATTTGGAATACTATTGCTGCATACAATGTATTTTATTCTAGCAGATACTGAATATTGAATTATAATATTTGCAACTTGGTTCAGAAGAATTTTATCAACATACGGTGCAAGTTTTAATCCGATGTGTATATTACATAATTCTAGAAGTTTAATACTTTCTAACATACGTGCAAATGTAATAATATCATATGCGATTATGCGAGGACACGTAGTACTCGGACAACTTAGATTAATTTCAACATATTCTTGACTTTCCATTGATATATGTAGTTCTCTTTTTAAATGGGATAGATAAGTATCATAATCTTGTAGCATTTCTAGTAATTGTTCAGAATTACTAGCATCCATTGAAATTATATATGTTATCCCGCGCAATTTATATTCTAGATACAAATCTCTATAATAGGAATAACCTTGATTCGGCATTCCTAAACAATTAACCGATGCATTAGTTCCTATTTCTAGAAAGACTGGATGTGCATTACCTTTACTTGGAAATAAGGTACAAGTTTTAGTAATAATGGTTTTCATACCTGATGCGACTAGGGAATCTAATTGTGCCTTGGTACGACAATGACATCCACTTGCATTCATAATTAAAGATAAATTTGGTTCTTGTATCATCTTTTTAATTTTTAATTTTTAATTTAGATTATCCACCTTGAAAAAATAATCTGTAAAAGCACAACGGATATTCTAGAGTAAATTAAATAAATAAAAAAGAAAAAATAAACTAAAGACTAAACATTTATATATTCGTAAACCCGCTTACTAATTACATTACCAATCCGCCGGCGTTGTTTATCGGTTTCCGTAAGTATAATGTCCGCTAGCAAGTTCTCTCGGCTAGCAATATCGATACCAGCTTGATATGCTTCTAGAAGGCTTCTTACTGTAGGATATTTTTCTGCAATCTTAATTGCAATTACAGAGCTCACACCAGGAATACCACATAAGCAATTCATATTCCACATAGCAGGTGTCATATTATCCTTTTTATTTTTTTTAATTGAATGTAAATATAAATTGGTATTTGTTGATATATTGGTATTCGTGTTAGTATTCGTGTTAGTATTCGTGTTAGTATTCGTATTCGTATTCATTTCTATATCTTGCACTTCATTATTACTAGAACTAGATATAGTTTCATTTGGGATTAGATTTTCCCTTTGATTAGAGAAAAAATCTTTATAATCTTTTACTAATCTTTCATGTAATCGTTGGATAAAATCTAATGTATCTTGTAATGACGATGTACGCAAAATAGGTATATTATCCCTAAATGTTGAACTAATTACACTTCCTATGAGAATAGTTTTATCCGGGGGCGCCCTTAATTCATCAATGGAACCTTCAAGCAAATATGCAATTTTAACTTTATTACTGCTAGAAACCATTTCAGATAATAATCGTATTTTTTGTTCTTTATATCTGCCATCTTTAATACTAGCAATCATATCAGTCACGCATTTTCTCTCTAGAATAATTTCATAAGTAATATCACCTGATGAATGACGCTCTGAATGACGTATAATTATATCACCTACAGGCAAACTAGCAGTCTGATATATTGGAAACTGAGATTTGGTTTTAATTAAATCAATTAGTTTATTTTCACGCACATCTATAATTAACATTTTTCTAGAATAATTAAGTATGGTAATTAAATATAATTATTCTATTATAATGCTTTTTTATGTTAAAATATAAACAAAAAATGGAAATATAAAAAAATCTATCAAAAATTGAAATATAATTGATGTAATGATTTTTGTATTTTTCCCATCACCATTAGCAAGGAGATGTCTGCCCAAGAGAACGCCCCTCATCCAAGCCTACGCGGATTCCTATCTGCACTCTGCGAGAAGCTTCCACCACAGCCGCTCAGCCGCAGCATTGCGGTTCCAGCCAGTGAAGCCGCCGGCCCTAGCAAATAGACTGGCAGAACGCACCCGTTCTGTCGTCTCTGCTTTTACTTGTTGCACAGCTTGACAACCTCCCACCAAGCCTTGCCGGCGGCTTTCCCACTATCCACGATGGAAGCACCCCAGTTGACATTGCCTCGGCAAACGCTGCTGCATCCAACGCCTTCAACTTTTTGGTAAAAGGCCTGAAGCAGCACGGCGTGGAACTCAACTTCAAGGTTGACAACAGCAGCGTCGAGGGCAGACCCTCCCAGGCCTACTTTGTGCTTCACCACTGTTACACCAATGGTATCACGCCCAACACGATCGCCATCACGGAGATGTACGACGCCTGGCTCCAGAACGACTTCTTTGCGCGGTAGACCACCCAGCGTGTGCGCGTGTGTGTGTAAGTATGTGCGTGTGAGACTGCGTGTTTGTGTGCTATTTGTTTTGAGATGCTATTTTGCTATGCAATTTTTTTTGTTATTACATCAACTAAAAAGAAAAATAATGTTAAAAGTTAAAAAATAAATGAATGAATTAAAATTAAATAATCTAATTAGGAATAAATTTTATTCAACCATAACATCTACGTAATTATCGAATTCACCGGTACTAGTTCGCACATCTGCTAGAGAGAATTTAACCTCACCTGCGTTACAGTATTCACTAGACTGGAAATACTTGGCGATATCGGTTTCTTCTTCTGTGGGTGGAATATCTTCTTGTGTATTCAAGAGTTCTTCATCTAGCAAGAGTGTTGAATCACCTGTACCACACGTAGGTATCTGTCCCACCATAATATTGCTAGATACACCTTTGATATTATCATATGCACCGAATAGGGCGGCATCTAGCAATTGGTCGGTTGTCTCTTCGAAACTAGCCTTTGCTAGAGGGCCAATGTTCTCCTTCTTGATACCGTGTCGGCTAACAGACATAATCTCACCGTGTTGACACATCTTGTCGCAAAGCAAGTCAAAATGCCGAGGACTCATCTCTACAGCAGTATCCAAGAATAATGTGGTTAGTTGCGATTGAATCTGATAGCGGGCGGCTTCAATTCCAAAAATGGCATACATCTCATTTGGGTCATTTGAGTAGCAACGAGTGGTATCTACACCCTTACGACAAAGGATTTCAAAAAGGTTGGTACCTTCTGTTTCTAGCGTATATTCTGCCTTACCGATAAAACTACCATTTTCTTTTATAACAATTTGTCGCATCTTAGCTTCTTCTTCTTGCATATAAACTTTACTAATGCCATCTACACCCTTAATTACGACATTACCGATTTCTTCAATTTTATCTTTCAAGTATTGCAAGTCATCATCCACCTGTCCTGCCGTGCTTTGGAATGACATTCGCATACGGAATACAAGCTTCGCAGCATTATCATCCATAAACATCATACCAGACTGTGGAAATGCGAGTTTCAATACCTGGTTAATATCCTCCATAGTAATCTTATTATCAATGATTTTACGGCGGTCAAATTCTAGGCGAATAACCCACGGATTTTCGGGAACAGTAGTCGCCTGTGGATCCAATTCACTAAACACGCGATATATTTCCATAAATTCACGGTCTTCTGGAAGGACATTAGCATAATCATTATTCGGCTCTAGATAGATTGCTGATGACTCAAGCACATCACGAACAGTTTTTAGTTCTATATTATTCTTGACTTTCTCAGATAGCTCACGATTGAAACGATGAGCTGGGTCAAGATATATAACGGCTTCCGAATTCTTAGGATTCTTAGTATTGCTTAGTAATTCAGTCAGACGCGGTACTCCTTGCGTCACTGCTGATTTTTCACCAACGCCAGCTAAGTGGAACGTATCAAATTGAACTAATAAATCACTTGTGCAGAAGTGTTTGGTAGTTGCAACTGTTAAATCATATACAAAACGTTTAGTTATTCCTTCATAAATTTTTTCAGTAGGTAATATTTCATTAATACTTAATATTTTTTTAAATATAGTATTTTGTAATTTATTATTATTATTTAATTTATTAGTAAAATAGTTATTTAATCTTTCTTTTTTAGAATTTATTGTTAGTTTAAATTTTTCATTGAATAAATTATTATAATATTTATTAACATATAAATTATATATATATTCCTTTGCATTTGGAAATTTTATAAGATTTTGTTTCTTTTTATGTAAAGTCCAACTAATATTAAATCTATTAAGTATTAAACCTATAGTTTGTGTCATTTTATAACCTACAGATGATACACTTATAACACCTTCTTGACTAACATGGCCATCACCACTAAAATATCCACTAATTAATCCTTGCAGAAAAGGTGTTGGAGCTTGCAATACCCATAATGGTATTACCTTATCCTCACAAGTTTTACCAAAAACTTTACCTATAAGTTCCGCTAATAATGTTGATTGGAAAATATGATCGTAAGATTTCCATTGTTTTTTAATAGTATATTCATTTCCATTATCATCTTTTTTAATTTCTGTTATATCTTTTTTAATTGATTCAACAAATCGATATCCAATATCCCATTTTGCCATTAATTGTTTAATTGGTTCAATAAAACTAATCTCTTGTTTACTAATAATAATTCTATATTCATTAGACATACCATCTGCTAGATATGCGCCAACAAAATATCCAAATTCTTCATTTAGTTCAATCATTGCCGGGATATGAGTATGGCATGATCTTAAACTCTTAGGATAAACACATCCAGATTTAATTTTATCAAAACTATTAGTTCCTTTAAAACTTTTATCAGTATTATATGGAATATTAAACGTAATTCCTTGATTATTTTTGAACCAATTTTTATCGGTTGATGTTTTCATAATATTTAATGCTTTTTGCATTTCATCTTCAAACATATATTCTCTAGGTGATAAATATTCTTTCAAATCTAAATACGTATATTCATTAAAGCTATTATCCATCTCCAGCCCTTCGCAAATAGGTAATAAATCACCAACCTGCAGGTCAGAACCATTGATTCCAATAATCTTATTTTGGGCTTCGTTATAGACTAGGAATGATTTACCTTTAGTAGCTTTTACAATACGGCCACATTCCAATTCAACTTCTAGAATAGTTTCACTACCATCTTCATTTACTACGGGATGGCGGGTAATTGCTTCTAGCTTAGTCCACATTACTTTACCGTCTTCATCACACGAATAGGCACGCCAATCATTACCATCATCTAACGGTATATATATCTGCTTGCCATCATTAATATATTGAATCTTCTTTTTTCTTTCTGGGTCTGCCAGGCACTCATTATAATATGAATCTATAAACTCACCAATCTTTGGTGTTATTATATCTCCATTCTTAGCAATTAGAATTTCTGTTTCCCAATCGACACTGTGTAAAGTCATCTGTGTAGTTTTCTCTCCTAGACTTTGTGCAGCTAGTGGTCCGACCATTTCACCACCCTCTGCTAGAGAATACTTCCAACGCATTTTAATTGCATTCACTACATGCATAAATGCTATACGATTAAATTTCTTATCCCGTAAGAGAATCTTAGGTGCCAAGTAATTCCAAATTAGCACTTCACAACCCACATTACGTTGTCCGTGAATACGAGTGTATTCTATTAACGACTGGATTTCAGTGATAATCTCCAATGGATTGATATCTGCCTTTGCAACATCCGCTAGCTTGAATTGTTTCACTGTATTCAGAATCAACCTATTGAAATTGACAGGATAGTAAATACTAGCATTATCAATTTTAATATTGAATTTGCTGTATATATCATGGAATTCAGTAATCAAAGATTCAAGATTATTATTATATTCTAGCATCTTGTCACGCCATCCATCAATCTTTTTCATCTTAGCTATTTCACTTGCCAAAACATAATCGTATTTATCAGCAGGGTCTAGATAATATTTGTCTTGCAACTTTTCTAGAGAAATCTTGATAAAATCGAACTTCTTTTGAATTTCTAAGTCCACGGAATTAAATCCATCATAGCCATAGCAAAATTGCACGATATCATTATTACTAGCTCGCACACTAAAATCGTGAGCAACCTTTAAATCCTCCATACATTTTACTAGCTTACGTTGCAAGTAGCCAGAATTTGCAGTCTTAACAGCAGTATCAATAACACCTTCACGACCAGCCATAGCGTGGAAGAAGAATTCCTGTGGATTTAGACCATTTAAGAAATTACTGGTGATAAATCCACGGGCTTCACCACTAGATTCATAACGTGGATAATGAGGTAGCGTACGATCAGTGAATCCCTTCGGAATATCAGGTTTGCCATCAATGGATTGAGGACCCACTAGACACATCATCTGTTGGATATTGATATCTGCACCCTTAGAACCACTAGATACGATATATTTAATACGATTGGACATATCCATCTTTTGCATTATAGAATTTTTTATCGCCTCTTGCGTTTTAGTAGTAATACCACCAATCATTTGATCATATAAAATATTAAGACGATCATTGGAATTAAGGGAACTATCCAAAATATTCAGATGGACCTTCTTAGTAAGCTCAATGATATCTTTCTTACCTTGTAAGATGACTTCCTCATTATGCTTGCGAACTTCTTTCGGCACTATTAAATCTGAAATACCCACACTGAAACCACTACGCACCATATATCGAGTTACTAGGCGTTGCAAATCATTAAGATAACGGGTCGCCTCTTTATGGCCATAATCATTATAGATTTGATGAAGGATACTATTTGAAGCACCCTTTTCGACTTGCCCCTGTTTTAAAATACCTTCTTCAATCACCAAATCTTTAATAAGAGGATTCTTTTCACTAGTTTTTTGATAATAAGTAATCGGTGGTAATATAATGGAATATAGTTGCTTACCCGTCCATTTCAAGACTTTATCCTTGCTAACTGCAGGTTCTGGTATAACACCATTAAACTTTTCAATTCCCACTAACATATTCATAAATTCCTGTTGTGAAAGGAATACATTATCATCTGTTAATTTAAACAACCCTAACAAATTATCTTGTGCAGGTTGAATAATAGGTTTATTCTCACTCGGACTAATAATCATCTTTGACACCGCCGCCAAGTATTTTAACTCAACCACCGTCTGAAGTGATTGGGGAATATGCATATTCATTTCGTCGCCTTTTTACTTGCAAATTTCCTTATAATTTACAGCTACAAATTTTTATTTTATAGTTTTTATCATACGAGATATTTCGCTGATGATTTTACTATAAAATTATATGATGTATTTTTTTGATGTATTTTGTGTAAGGAAAATTTACAATACCCACTAGCTTTCACTAGCGGAAGGACTGTGTCTTAAGGGCAATCAGGATAGCTAATCCATCATTTTGCCCCAACCTCCGTTCAGTCTCTGAACCCCTCCCATATTCTTGCTATAACGAACTTAGGGATAAGGCTGCCAGTTGGCCACATATCCTCAACATTGTTTACCATTGGATCCGGTCATTACCCGGGTTCTCTTCTAAAGTTTCCTAAAGAAGATGGTAGTTGAGGCTCGCAATAACTAGGGAAATGAAACCCAGTTATTACTCTCATCAAATTTTGCGGTTATTAAATTAAAGCAAATCTTATATACATATAAAGGAATTAAGAATAGAGTGAAATCTTAAACAATGCTAACTTCTGTTGTTTTTTGATTGGCTAATTTAGCCAAACGTCTTTGTTCTCGTCTTCTAGCATTTATTTTATCTCTATTCTTTTCTTGTGCTTTTTGTATCATTAATTTATATTTTTCTGGATTTGCTTTTTCACGTTGTCTATTTGCAAGTATTTCACAAGGACGGCATTTATGACAATATCCTCTAAAGTCGTTTTTTTGCTTTTGAATATTACAAATTTTACATACGAAATTAAATTGTTTCTTCTCTTTCTTTTGTTTCAAATGTTGCTTGTAAATTTCAATTGACTTTAGATACTCATCCTTGCTTGCTATATGTTCATTATTGTCCGCAAAATTATCATTTGAGTGAGGCGTTTCTGGAACATCGGGAAGTTTCGCAAAATTATTACGCTCTGATTTATATTTTTTAACTTTATCTATAAATATTATTATATCCTGTTTTAATTCGTTATTAGTTTTTTTCTTACTACCAAATGATAGTTCAACATCCCCAATTTTAAGAATTAATAAATTTTTATTTTTGATATTACTTATTCTAGTATATTTATCTATATCTGCTATGTCATCTGGCAAATCAATATTATCTAGCCTATCTATTTTATTCTGGTCTATAGAATTTAATATTTTATTATCTGATGTATTATTGGAATCGCGCAATTGTGTTTTATTGAGCGATTTATAATAACTTTCAGATAATATTCTACGGCTTTCATTACAATGTTTAAACACGGTACCTCCTATTTTTAAATTATATCCAAATGGAAATATTGAATTATATTCAGTAATGTGTTTGGCTTCAAATTCATCACCTTTATCCATTGGACATATATCAATTAGTTCTACATTAAATTTATCAATACCGTATTTGCGAATTGAATTATTTAAATAACGACATTCCTTGTCTTTATTATTTTTAATTGCTTCGCTAAAATGGCTTGATAATCGTTTTGTAGAACCATATCTTCTATATTTACCGTGATTTAACATATGCGATACAGTTTGACCTATATATAATTTGCCAGTACTAGAATTAGTAATTTTATAAATTTCTATATATCTATCTTTCTCATTTACAAATTGGGGAATATCTTCTTCTTTTGGTAGTTGAGACATTTTGATTATATGGTTATTTCAGGATATATTATTTTGTATATGTATTTATTTTTTAAATTATATTTATTTTCAATTTTTCAATTCAGAGCGTAAAAATTCCACTAGCAGGAATACCCTTTTCAGGCCTACTATTTTCGACAGCAAGTTTATCGAAATCTGCATTATATGGTTTACAAACATCTACATTCAGTCGGAAAGTGTGTCCTTCCATAACACGTACTGTATGTGCCATCATACTCATCTTGTGTAAAGATGGTTGTCGATTGAATAGCACAATGTCACCGTTAATCATATGACGATTAACTACATCACCCATTTCTAGCACATACTTGCTAGTATCCTTATCATCTAGAATCATATGTTCTCGTCCATCACGAACTGTTTTAATACTCTTTGCACCCGGATACTTCCGTGGACCATTTCGTACATATTGATATAGTTTCGTGATATTATGCTTATTCACCGTTTCCGGAAAAGTCAAGTTCATTGCAATTACAATGGGAACACCTAACTCTTCAATAGTAAGATTCGCATCCGGACTAATCACTGAACGAGCAGAGAAATCCACACGCTTACCCATAAGATTATTACGGATACGACCTTCCTTGCCACTTAAACGTTGACGTAGCGTTTTCATCTTGCGACCACCACGAGTTTGCGCTTCCGGAATATCCTTCATCTCATTATTGAATAACGTAATGACACTATGTTGCAAAGTATCAGTATATTGCTTAATTCTTTCCGGTGGAACATTAACACCCTTTCCTAACTCATTTTCTAACATCTGGCAGAATTTGATGATATCATAATACTTATTAGTCAAATCATCCTCACTACGCTGGCTGTTATACTGACGCACACTAGGGCGAACACTAGGTGGTACCACTGGTAATACTGTAATAATAAGCCAGCTAGGCATACACCATTTAGGACTAAAACCCATTACTAGTGCATCGTCATCTGTAATTCGTTTAAAGATTGCAAGAACTATATCCGCATTAAGCTCTTGTACTAGATTAATAGGATTTTCTCCTGATTCATACTTCCACTCAGCGGAAATGGTATAGTCTTTACGTAGCTTATTGGTATACTTGCTAGGTTGAATAGCACCACACCCACCATTGTCATAACGGTTATCACCCTTTTTATCTATTGCACCACAAGTCTTAACCTTGCTACATTGCTTATAGATTTTTTCAAAACGGTCTTTATAGTTTCCACGAGTGGATGTAATAATATTCTTAAACATTTGATGTTCCTTATTAATCAATAAACGACTACATTTGATACAAACACACTTGAGTATCTTTAAAATTGCATCTTCAAATTGCAAGTTAAATAACGGCTTTGGTAGCTCGATATGACCAAAATGCCCCGGGCAATTAATATAGGTTTGGTCGCATGTCTTACATTTTAAACGTGGTTCAATATAACCCATTCGAGGGTCAAATAGTCCATTAATACGAGGATCTCCATTACTATCATAGAGAGCTTCCACATTAATTTTTACTACAGATTTTTTCAATATGGTTTCTGGACTATAAACTCCAAATTGTACCCCATTTATAAAACCAACTTCATAATTGGCATCTAAATTTCTAGCTGTCATCCTAGAGTCTTACTTTACCGGTTGGGGTAGGAATATAGTAATTCTTATTACTATGTTATATTTTTATATTCAAAAAAATACAAAACAAAAAATCAATTTTTTATTGGCTGGATAAAGCGGGTAATATTTCTCTAGGGATACTATCTAAATTAACTCTATATCCGTCGTTTAACAATTTCAGAGTTTTTATGCTGAGTGGTAAATTGGATAAATTAATGTCATTTACCTCAATACAAAGTGTTAAATTTACTAGGCTGGGTGGTAAATTGGATAAATTAATGTCATTTACCTCAATGCAAATTTTTAAAGTTTCCAGACCGTGAGGTAAATTCATGCAATCATCAACGTTATAGCAAAACATTGTTAATGATTTTAATGAATTTGGTAAATTATATATTTTCTTATTCCAACAATTAAATCCTATAATTAATGTAATAATTCCATTTGGTAGAGAATTTATAAGGTTATCTCTACCATTTTGTATATTAAATATGTGTAAATATGGTATATCAATTTTCTCTTTAATTTGCGCTAGCACTGCTAAACTTTCTTCATTTAGCATATCTACCACAAATCTTTTTGGGTTTCTAGATAGAATACATTGCAAGTCATACTTACTAACTTTTTTTCGATCAGTTATTGTAATTTCATAATTATCTTGGCACCATTCAATTGAACTATTAATAATTTCCATCTAAAATACCGTTGTTTTTAATATATAATAAAAATATTATAAAAATATAATAAAAATTTAATTCAATTTTATAATTATTAGGCATATCTTTGAATAAAAATAAAAACTAATTATTTTTATTTTTTTTTTTATGTTTTATTTATGTTTTTGTTTTCCGTCTATCTGCTAGAATACTAGTATTATAAAATGGACAAAGACAAAACAAAATACACTGAACTAGATACCCGTATTAAGAAATTAGAGCAACGCATTAGAGATTTGAAAGATTCCAATAATGAAAACACTAATAGCATAGAAGACCTTTATGATACATTCAATAATTTTAAATCTAATGGGTATGATTCTAGCCTAGATGAAGACTATAATCCTCAAAAAGTATCTAATAATCAATCATCATCATCGTTATCGTCATCACTATCAGAATCTAGCCTTGCTTTAGATAAACAATATACACACGGTGCAATTACAAAGAAAGATATTATTGATAACATTCTAGCAGAATATAATACTAGCAGTGTTAAAATAACAGATTTGAAGATACTTCTAGAATATCTTACAGGTATTTATTTGTTAGATAAATCATTAGATAAATCATTAGATAACCAAATAGATACCTTATCAGAAAAACATAATAAAAACAAGGATAAAATAAAACACTCGCTAGATTACTTCATATCATTAAAATCAGAAAAACAAGCTGCAATCCTAGCATCTATAACTAATAATACTAAAATCCAAGAACAGGCACGAATTCCATTATTTACGATTCTAGAATCACCTTTGTCTGGTTATCATAAACAAATAGCTATTTCTAAACTAAATATGCTAGAACAAATGGATGCCGCAGATGCAGAATATTATAAACTCAAGCAATGGTTGGATAACTTACTAGCAATTCCATTTGGTATATTCCAAGAACCTGAATTTATCAAAGCACCAAAACCAGCAGATGTTTTGAGCAATGCAAAAGAGATAATGAATAATGCAATATACGGACAACAGAACACAAAGGACCATATATTGGAAATAGTCGCTAGAATGATTACCAATCCTGCAAGCCGAGGTTCGGTCTTCGCAGTTGAAGGTGCTGCTGGTGTTGGTAAAACTAGTCTTATAAAAAGGGGATTGGCACCTATTTTCGGATTACCTTTTCAATTTATATCGTTAGGTGGTGCGCGAGATATGGCTTATCTAGCAGGAGAAAATTATACATATATAGGTAGCAAACCAGGTTTAATAGTGCAAGCACTAAGGCAAGCTAGATGTATGAATCCCATATTTTACTTTGATGAATTAGATAAAGTAAGTAATACACCACACGGACAGGAAATCATCAATCTATTAATCCATATTACTGACCCGGCGCAAAATGAACATTTTCAAGACATGTATCTAGATGGAATACCTATTGACTTATCACGAGCAGTATTCATATTTTCATTTAATGACAGGGCTCTAGTAAATCCAATCCTGCTAGATAGAATGGAAATTATTAAGTTTGATAAATACAC